AGATATTCTTCTTCTTGCCTATCATTGCAATATGTTAAAATACTCTCTCGTGGCACGGTTACGGTAAAGACCGCAGGATCATTCAGACCGAAAACCTTCGCACGGTTTGCAAACCATAGAGCACGTTCAAGACTACCCGTCCATGAAAAGCCCTGTACCCGTCTTGCTCGGCCATTCCCACCGACACCACGATAAACCTGAAACATAGCCCTATTGGGTATGGGATCTCCTGCCTCTGCTAACTTCCCGCGGTCAGCACGATTAAACATAAACTTGATAACATCTAAACCCCATCCAGACCAGTTGACCCGTGTGCCTGTATAGGCCATCATAAGCGCTTCCTCATATTTTCCAGCCTCTTTTAATATTGCTATATTGTCAAAGACGAAAGCGAGGCCTGCGGTATTTTCCATGCTACACAGAACGCCCATGATATTCCTTTCTTCCCATGCCTTTAGCGCTTGTTCCCGCATATATGGATTATTTGTATATAGAATAAGATCCATAATTATTTCCTTTCACTTCTTACCCATCTCTTTTTCTTCTGCCTCAATCTTGTGAATCAGATTCAACCTTTTTTCAGGTGCAATTTGCCTCAATTGGTCAACCAGTGCATCTTCTGAATATTCGTCTATATGATCCTTGATGATATCTGTTATCAACCCCGTAAAAGTTTTACGACTGGCAATAGCCACACTTTTGAGTTTTGCGTGTAATTTTTCATCAATACGAAAGTTAAGAATCTTGGTTTTGTATTTAGTTTTCATAACTTACACCCTCCTGGTTTGTGTTGGAATGTCTATTTTCTCTTGCCGATTCCATACCTTAATACATCGTAAGACGTTTGTCAACCCCTAAACCACCTTTTTTTATTCGTGGATAACATTCGATATTCATTTAATGTCGATTTATGCGAATTAGGGATTTTTTAATGATAGACTGTTTGTAGATGGGAATTACACGGCAAGAGGTATGTGTCGATAAATGCTAACTTTTAAACATGAAACGAGGTATGTTATGAAGAATAGCGAAACATTATTGCTTGAAGTCGATAGTGATGGGAAAGAGTACCATTTGACTTTAATGGACGGTTCTAAATGGTCTGTAAATCCTGGGGATTTGCCTACAATCGCAACTTGGATTCCGACTGCAAATATTAAAATTAAGGCTCTAAAAGATGATTCAGTATTTTCTTATTGTTTGACGAATTTGGACGATGATATTGCTATTCTGGCTATGAAAATCAATTAGACAGCATAGCATTTCATTTCAGGAAAGGAGGAAAGAAAGATGGATAGAAAAAGACTTGATGACATATTGAAAAAGATACAAGAGATCCCTGTAAAAAATGAAACAGCAAGAAGAAAACAAGCAAGAGAAGAAACAGACCTTTCTACAAGATCTAACATTCTAAATGCCTTACGTGATGAAAAATGGGCAATTTATCGAAAAGAAGAACCTGAAGAATACCAAGAGTGGAATGATATTAAAAAGGAAATGGGAAAAACACTTGAAGAACTTTACGAGGATAGGCTTAAAGATTCATCTGAAAACTAATTTCTTCGATCAAAACCACTCCACAGAGGCTAAAGGTGCATCAAGTTCAACTTCAGGCTGATCAATAGCTTTCCTGATATCATGGGAATGGAAATAAAGTTCAGGTTCAAAAACAGCAAGTAATAACCTACAGCAATTTTCAGCATCCGCCCAAACTTCTGTATAATATTCGTCTGAATCAATACCTTTTGGCTTGGCGTGAATCCGGTTGGGGCATTTCAAACATTCCATAGGCACACCCTTCGATCCGAGCAAAGCCTGAGTTTTCAAACAGTGGAAATACCCAACACATTTTTCGTCTCTGTAGGGTTGTATTTCCTCGCCTTCTGTAAATTCATTTTCTTTACAGAGTTCTACATCAGCGATTGGCTTTGTTTCCTTTCCCTCTTTAGCTTCACGCCTCAAACAATCAACTCTATCTTTGAATGTTGGCTCATCCTTCATCCACCTATGAATTGAATTCTTGCTACTGCCTATTGCTTTTGCGGAGTTTTCAATATTATGGGATTTTTGGAAGTCTTTTAGGAAAGCTGTTTGCTGATCTTGTCTTTTTCTTGTAGAATGCATTTCTACCCCGTAGAAGTTGAGAGGCAAGACCCTCCAGGGCAGGAAGCCTTGCCTCTCGGTATTGCTGGCCTATGCCTCTGTGCAAAACACAAACCAGCAAGATATATTGAAAAGCAAGCCAGGCCCTGCACCGGCCTGCCTTTCATAGTGCCGCTCCTGTTGCAGCCAACCGAAAATTAAACTAACAACAGGCACAGCACGCAAATTTGATAGGCTCCCCGATGTGGGTCAGGGAGCCTGGAGGTGCCCACGCACTGCCAAAAGACACGTGAGCGGCTTTACGACACAATAAGTAATTGCTTTCCCGCATATTACTTCTTAACGCACTCGTGCGGGTGCGGGCTCACTCTTTTTTTGAAGAAGAGCCATTGTGATGTTTAAGGTAGCAATGGAAAAAACCTGTTCAACGTCACAATCAGACTGAACCAACTGGCTCTTTATCAACTATGTTAAGCGACCACAGCGGCATCAGTAATGCCCCGAAGTCTTGCAATACTTGTTGGATTGCCAATAGCGATGGAAGCAAACCATTCAACCAAAGTTCTCATTTTGTTCCCGCCTGAGTACTGGCCGAGGTCAATTACTTCCAAATCATCGGCCTGAATGCCAAACAAGTATTCCCCTACACCATATTTAACTGCATAAATACTTGTGGCTGTTGCAGTGGTGCCAGTGCTTCCAACCTCATCAAAATCCATGATTTCATCGCCTGCCTCATCGGTCCTGATTACTCCAATTGGTATGTCATTGAACTTCTGACAACGTCTCCCAAAGGCATCCAAAGAGAAGGTAATATTTCCACCGACTGTGGTAAGTCTTGCGGCCACATCCAGCCTGCGTTTTAATGTTTTATTCATCAGCAATATATCTGGATCTGACTCCGCCACAGTGTCGATCAACTCCGAAAGATTAGCCAGCGACAAAGCATCTCCGCCGTCTGAAACCCCATTTTCCACGAGCTGACTGCCTGTTAAGCTGATCCTTGCTTGTAAACCGTCGAAGCCCTTAGCATCGCCAGTTGCGACATTTCCTTTAATGAATTCCTTATTCCAACGAAGTGCAAGTGATTTCGCTTTCAATGAAGTAGCAATTGCTCGTAGGTCGTTAATATCACCACCGGCTTTTGCTAAAATTCTGTCCACGTCTACTACTCCGCCAAGTATAGCAAGCGATTCAGTAATTTTATCTAAAGTGCCGCTTCCCTCGGTGTAATCTTCATTCAGAGCACGAAAATCAATTCTGGGTAGCGTTTGTTCCCTGTTATAAGAATATGCTGTTGCGTTAATGTTTAGAAATGGAAGTTCCTGCAAAATTGGAGACTTCCGCGATAATACTTCACAAAATCCTCTCTGCAATGGATCATTTTTTAACTTGGACGCCTCTAATAAACTGTAGGCCATTTTACTACCTCCCTGAAGTTATGTTTGTCACACACTCGCAGGGAAGCAATTGTGATGCACACTAACTTGGAAATTTAATTTACTTGTTTGAATAACCGGCTTTCAAAATATCATCCGGCTGCATTTTACCGTAATCAGGCTTTGGTTTAATTCCTGATCGTTTGGTGTCCAGACCATCTTCTTTTATCTTGGTGAATAAACCTTTACTCGTTGCATTTCTGATCCATTTAACTTGCTCCAATGGTTCTAAGGCTGGAACGATTTCCTGAAACTCTTCTGGAATATCTTTTTTGAGTTCATCAGCCATAGACTGCAAGGCATCAATAGCTTGCTTTTTCTGTGCAAGTACTTCATTCAAGCGAGAAATGGGCACCGTGGTTCCGCTGTTTACAGGTGCGTTTCCTGATTTGTTGGTCTGGTCTGTGTTTTTGCTTCCATCTGTGTCGTCGATGTTTACGTTTTCATCTGACATTATTTACTCTCTTTCCTCTTTTAACGCCTGAGTGGGCGGGTTGAACTGTTTGTTTTCTTCTATAATTTCTTGCAGTTTTACTTGTGCATCTTCTTTCGTTAAGTCTGGATTCTGGATCATCAAAATATCAGTCCGCGATTTAGTTCCCATATTCAGTTCTTTTTCAAAACTTTCAACTTGCTTCAGCGGATCTAAAACAGGTTTCGGATCTGCAAAATCAATTTTCAGTCTACTTTCTTCACTAAGTTTTCTGTTTGGATTGTGATAATTCCAAATGATTTTATTCATAGTGAATAATTCTTTTTCAAAAGTAGAAAATAAACTTAGTTGATCCCTTCTACTCTCTTCAAGTTCTCTATTGCCTGAAATTTTGGCCAAACCACTTTCTTGGGTGGCTTTGATACTCATACTTTGAGCTGGAAGGCCATTAGTGATTGCAAGATTTTTGCTGAGGAATTCTATTGCTTCCAGCATGGCTGCAATCGGTGAATGTGTTTTCTTGTACTCAAATGAACCTTCAGGGTCTTGAATTTCGATAACGCTGTTTGGCCCGACCTCCCTTACAGTTCCATCGCTCATACCTTTACTGACTGCAACTCCGAACGCCTGATATCTCAGTGTGAGTTGAAGTTCTGTCAGGCGTGCGTTTACTGCTTCCTGGCAATTTATGAGATCATCACCGCCTGGCATCCAAAAAGTTCCAGCACAAGGCCATGAATCCCAAATTGGAATAAAAGGAAGTAGTTTATATGGGTTTTCTTCAACTTCGATTTCATTTCCGTTGTGATCCAAGCGCCTAAATATATCTTTATCCCAAACAGAGTAATTGATATCATTTTGCTTGCCACTTTGCGGATAATTTGTAATCATCACCCGTTCCAACTTTTCAACGGTGTTGGCAGTCAAAATGTCTAAAATATCGCCTGTCAGAACGTCCAGTTCAATTTTTCCGTCTCGCCAAATCGGTCTGATCAATAATGTTTTCAATAATTTTGCATAGCGGGAAACAACTTTCATCTTCACATCTAATTTACTACTTTCAATGATATGTTGATATATTTGTTGATCTCTTTTTGTTCCGACTACTTCCCGTGTTGGATTTGACAAGTAGGCCATAGCGAGATTATTACAGAGTTTTTTCACAAGGTTGAAATATGTAGGCGTCAAAACATCAGGGTCGTTATGATGCTTAGCAAGATCAATATTTACGTAATCTTCCATTTGATCATGGTATAGTGAAAGCCTCTTTACTACTTCATTTTTACGATCTTGTGCGGCTTTCAGGTTAGCATCAATATACATCTGATCTGTAACGTCTTTAGCAATTGACTTGAAAAGCATTTAATTTCTCCGAGGCACAAAAAAAAGGCCACAATGTGACTAATGTCACAAAATGGCCTCTTGATGGTTTGGGCTCTAAGTAATTATGCTGTTTTAGTTAATCGTGGCAAGTGTGCCAATATTCACAAATCTGCCACACTTCCCACATTTAGTAGTAAAATAGCCTCCTGTTAACGTGCCCCGTGTTTGCCCGATTAACCTGTTGCAATTTTTACACCGTATTTCTTTTAAATATGGTAACTTTTGAGGATGGTATTTGATAAATTCCATTTTGTCAAGGTCGGAGAGTACGATTTTTTATCTTTGAGAAATGCGGGCTCCTGTGAGTTTTACGTATTCATGAAAAAATTCTGGAAGTAAAATCTCACTATCCATTTGGTAAGCCTGAAATTGTTGGTACATTTCTAATACTTCTTGTGCGGCTGGGCAGGTTTCAGAGCAATACAATTCCATATCACCTTGGCCCATAAGGTAACAACTTTTTCGACTACTTCGTTTTGACTGGCAAACAATTGACTTCAAAGAATAGAGATTCAAAATGGCGCTTCTTAAACTATACACGCTCCATGCCATACTGTAAATCCTATCATCCTTCTGATTTCGCATAGAATGCCCAAAGCTAAAGCCTTCGCCTCGTTTTGCTTTGTGATAACTAAAAGTACTCATTTCAGAGATCAACTTCTTGGCATCTTTTGGAAAAAATAAGCGGTTTTCTCTGCAAATTCTACTTAGTTCAGGAAATACTTGATTTTGGCGTGTACTATGAGGCGATACAACTTCAACCGGAATTTTTTGGCTTTGTAAAAATGGTACAAGTGATAACGTTTCATAATCTTCAAGACAGCAATTGTCCAGCTTATACTTTTTATGTGCGTTCAAAATTATTCGTTTAATATTGTTGTCTGTGTTGGGAATACAATTTATCTGATCCAAAATATAAAACTCTGGCTCTTCATTCTGCGGGCTGGCAAGTTTCAAAATTATAGTAATGATCGAATTATCACCACCCGTCGCACTTCCCAAAAGGCTCTTGCTTCTGTCTAATCCCAGGCCGATTCGATATGTCCTGCCCTGTGTAATTGCTTCTATGCTGTCAACAGGCCACTTGAACGGAGATTTACAGGCTTCTATATGCACAGAACTGAAAAGGCTTGATTTTGCATCACTCCGTTTTCCAAGTATATCTCTGGAAAACGCCGCAGGAAGTTTAATCTTTTGCTCTCTTTTTGCTTTCTTTCTACTAATCCACGCTGGCGCTTTTTCTGCATAATCTTCAAAATCTTCATAAAATGTGTAATCGGAAAAAATGGTTTCATCGGTTTCCGCTGCCTGTTCAATCAGGTGAACAGGGCCGCCCTTTTCATCTGCATTGGATGATAGTAAAACCAAACTTGCTTCACTATCAAGGGTAGCACTCAAAAAAGCATCGAAACTATCCATGTCTGGAAAACTGTGAAGATCATCAGCAAAAATAATATCCAATTTATCGCCGTAAGCAGTGCTTGGATTATTGCCAGGGCTCATCTGGATAGTGTTTCCCAACGCATCAATGGAAAACAACTCAAAAACATACATATTTTTTTCTGGGAATATCTTCAAAAGGGCAGGTGTGTTTTCTATAATTTTACGGATAGGTGTGAATAATATTCTACGGGTTGAACTCTCCGTACTGCCAAGGAGTTGGCAGGTTATATTTGTTCGTGTAGAAGTCAACCAAAGTACGATTAAACGCATAATAGAAGATTTACCGTGGCGGCGGGGCTGGCAAATTAAGCTCATACTATGTGCCCAGACAGATTCACGGATTTGAGGCAGTTCAACATCTTTTATAATTGCTTTTTTTGCTGGTCTTGCTTTCCGTGCGTTAAGCTGTCTTTTAGTCAGCTTTTTAACTGGCTTCGGCTTTGTGATTGTGGGAGTGTTAGCGGCTGGCTCCAAGATCTTATAAATAAGCTCTAATTGCTTTTCAGTAAATACTATGGGCTTATAGCCATCATCTTGTTTAATCCGCGGCTTGATATCTTCACACCATGCAAGAAATCCTTCAGGTGAATTTTCCCGCCAAAGTTGTATTCTG